TCTGGACTTCCTTCTGGTTTCTGACTGTTTACGTTTTTTTCGCCAAATAGTTCTTTGTAGTTTTGTTTCAAAGTTTCTATCTGGTCTTTTAGTCCTATTATCCCGTCATCGTTTATTTTTATTGCGTCTTTATCTATTTTCTGCATTATCAACTCAGGATATTTTGCATTTGCTTTTAAAAGTTCACTTTCAATTACACTGTTCTTCTTGACGTCAAGTAACTTCTTTTCGTAGTTCTCTTTTATTTCTTTTTGTTTTGCTTCCATTTCTGCTATCTGTTCTTTGAGTTTTTTTGTATCTCCTGCATTGGCTTTGAAATCTTCTACGGTCTTTTCCATTTCTTCCATTTGTTCTTTTAGATTTTTTGCTTCATTGTTTACTTCGTCAAATCTTGCTTTAGGAATAAATCCTGTAACTTCCACGTTTTTTTCTTCTGGTATTTCCAATTCTACACCTAACTGTTTTACTAATTCACTTAATTTCATATTGCCCTCCTTTCGTTTTTAGCGAGAACGACTCGATATATGGAGTGTTGTTTTATCGTAAACAACCAACGTCACTAAAATTATACACTTGTTTTTCAAAATATGCAAATGTACAATATATATATAATACAAATCTCGGTTTTCTTTTATTCATCGTTATTTGAGCTGTGTTGAATTCTTGTATTTCGTCGATAGAATAATCGAAAAAATTGAAAAAATGCGTCTGTGAGGCTGTTATAAAGAGGCTAATCCTCCACTTTGTCTAAATCTTCAAATTTTTCTATATCGTTTACTATTTCCAGTAAAATTTCTTTTGTTATATGTTTGTGTTTGTATTTTTTGAATAGATCTTCAATAAGAGTATCAATTGTCATTTTATCTCTTCCTTTTTTTGCCAAAAAATAAAGTCCCCTATTTGCCACCAAGTATGTTTAAATTTCTTACCTGTATTGGTTTCTTTGTATACTGATTTCATTCTACCTAATCTCATGATGTACCTCCTTTCCATTTTTGATATCTTTCTTTTTGCCATTCTTTAGATTTTAGAAACTCGTCTTTGAATTCTACATCAAGCGATAATGCACAACGACAATTCACTATCTCGGATGGATCCCCTGTTAATGCTGCTGGTCCTTGACCACGTGCCGACGGTAAAACAAACTCTTCATTTCTTTCTATTGTTGTTCCGTTCATGGCTCGATGGGATTCTCTTTCTCTTCCATCTATAGTTGTTATCCAAGTTTTCGTTGCTTTCATGTTCGGTCTCTTTTTTAGTTCTGCTTCCAGGGAGTCTAACTCAGCTATTGTTTTTACTTTTCGGTTTTCTGTTCTAAGTACTCGCAATGCTTTGTTATAGTCTCCATTGAAAATATATGCTGCTTGTTCAGCTACTTCTCTATAACCTCGTCCATTAAGAATTTGTGATGTGAGTTGTATTCTGAGTTGTCTGACTATTTCACGCCTGTGTACTTCCATTGTCGATTTTAAGGTCAATTCTTTAACTGGATTTTGTATAGCTAATAAGACTGTGTCTTTTGGAATTGTTGTGAAAGTTATAGAATTTATCCCCGTTCTTGCAAACAAATCATATCCGGTAAGGTTATAAATTTCTCTGTATAATTCTACATTTGCGTCTTGTATGGTTTTGAATTCTATGTTATTCAATTTTGTGGCTATTTCTTGAAGTTGTTCTTCCATTTTCAAGTTTCTCTTATACGATAAAAAAGCTTCTTGAGGTATTACTCCCTCTTTCCCATATTTTGCATAATATTCAGAAAGACTTCCTTTCACTTGCTTGAGGGCGTCTTTTGTAGCAACTTTTAATCTTTTTTCGGTGTCAATAGTGAGATTATCTAATAGTTTTCTTTTCCATTCTTCAATTGTCATCGTTGCTCACCATTACGTTGCGTAAATCATTTGTTCTCTCATCTTCGATTTGTTTCAAAGTTTCTTCTACGTTCTCCACTTGTGGCAATTCTTCAAGGACTTTTTCAAGGGGCAATATACTTTGTAGCATCATCGCTGTAGTTGTTTGTAAGTTTCTTGTTTGTGTGTTTTCATATTCGTTGATGATTTGGTTGTGGTTGAACTCAAAAGATACTTTCCCTCGTAGTTTTTGTTTCCCCGTAAGTTCTAAATACTCGTTGAACATTTGGACAAAAAATTGTAATGCTTCCTGGAATTCTATCTCGGTATTTTTTACTTTTAAATCTAACGGAGTGTATAAGAATTTTAACGCAACTCCTGAAGCGTTTGAAAACTTGTCTGTTGTCAAATCTGCTGCCTGTGCTGCTTCATAAAGCCTTTTTGTTGCACTTTCTATCGCTTTCTGATAAGATTCAGTGTTGAGTTCTGTCGATACCCAGTTTAAATCGCCGTCATTTGCTACTCCTACAATACCGGAATGTTTCACAGCTTCTCGAAGTGCTTGTTTCCCTTCAAGAGTGGCTAATTGTCCGTCGTAATTTTTTACTTTTAAAAGCCTCAACAACGACTGTTCAAATTCGTATGCTTCATCTGACTCTATATGGTCTATCTTGTCTATAAGCCCTTTGATAAGTTTGATGTCAGGAATATTTTCTTCATTGTTTTGAAATGCGATAAATGGCACTCTTGAAAACGCTGTTGTTTCTTGCAGTTCTTGATTTTGGTCTATAAGTATGATGTTATCTGTGGTTAGCCAAGAAACTGTTTTTGCTTCATGGTTGTAGTCGTATTTCTCCACGTTATCTTTACTCCATAACTCTATACGTGTAAATTTTACGTTGTTTTTGAAAAATGGATAATATCTGATAACGTATTCAAGCTCGTCATCAAAGCCCATCTTGAAAATCGGTTTTATCTGTTCAGCAGGCATGATTGTATATTTGAATTCGTTATTCTCCACATAGCAATATAACCATTCTATACCTTTTTTTCTTGCTCTTTTAAAAAGTCTGTATATAGTCTTTTGAAATGTTTCTTCTTCGATATTTTCGTTCCATATTTTCTCGTCGTTTTCATTTTCAAATTGAATTTCTACTGGATTTCCAACTGCATATCCTGCTGCCTGGTCGATAAAGAGTTTTAAATATGGGTGAGGTATTCTTGGTCTTTTGATGTTTTGGTCGACTTCTGTCTGTGTCAAATCTTCATAAAGAATGTCGTTGTCACCTTTGTAATAGTTTACCCCTTTTTGCATCCATGTTTTCTCATCACTCGCCATGTCTTGCATGACTATGTTTTTCAACTCTTCACCGAAATTTACTCCATTTGCTCGTATCCTCATAATCGTTGTGTTCATAATCCACCTCCTACACTAAGATAATTCCATTGCTGCTCATTTCTGTTTCTAAGGCATATCGCAAAGCATCTAAAATATGGTTGTTCGCGTCTACTGGTTTTGGTAATACGTTGCCATTTTTATCTTCTTTCCATTTATATGAAGTTAATTCTTTTATTGTATTTATACATGAAGAATCTACTATAATTTTATGCCTTTGTATAAATTTGATACCATGTTCTACACTGTCCGGGCCTTTCTTTGCTGCACGTGCATTTATACCGTGTCTTCTTAAATCTTCTATACTTCGTGGCTCGGAACTATCGCACATTACATAATTATTTACTTTATCTTTTAATTCTGCAGCAAGTTTGTCTATAAACATATCGGTTTGATATAGTTCGTCTAATATATATATTGTTTTATGTTTTTTGTCGTAGTGTAATTTTACATAAGCTGTCGGATCATTACTAAATCCGAAATCAACACCATGGAATATGTTATCAAACTGCATTTTTGTCAAATTTTTCTTTTCCCAGTTAGTATATATAAGGTTTCCGAGCGTACCCCATTCTCCTAAAGCGTAGATTCTATAATACTGATAATCTTCTTCTTGGAGGTGGTTCAAAACTCGACGATACTCTTTATCCAGGAATTTGTTATCGAGATATGTTGTTTTAAGTACGAAACTATTTGGCTTACCTACATCAAAAAAAGTCTTTTTTAACCAATGCAGTTCAGAAATAGGATTAAAAGTTAAAGTCATTTGGTAGTTTACCGACGAAACACCTCTAAGACGTAAGTCTAATTGATTAAAATCTTTTTCAGTGATTTCGGATGCTTCTTCTATCCATATACGGTTTATCCCCGTTATAGATTTTAATTTTTCTACATCATCGAGTCCACTGGTTATAAGTTTTGCTCCGTTTATACAATTTATGCTCATTTCAGTTTTATTTATATTAAAGTATCCATTTAATTCATATTCATTAATCAAATCAGTTAATAACCTAAACACTGAATTTCTTAATGTTTTACCTACTTTTCTAACAACAAGATAATTCATATTTTTATTGTTTAACATATTTAAAATAGTTTCTTGAGCTACAAAGTGAGATTTTCCACTTCCTGCACCACCATAAAGTATTCGATATCTGTTCTTCGTTTTATAGGCTTTGCGGTAAATCGGGTTCATTTTAACCTTCATCTTCTTCTCCCCAATCTACTGTTATATTTAATCCTCCTGAATGTTCGATATCTTGTTTATCTCTCCATTGTTTCGGTTTTCTATTTTTTAGCCAAAATATCTGTGCTGTTGTGTTCGCTGGAACGTGTTTTGTAGTCTTTTCGATTTTCTTTTTTTTCTTTCCGTCATCTGTTTGTTCTATGTATTCTTTTACTTCTGTATATTCATAACCCATTGCGTTTTTAAATAGTGCGTTTTCTACTTTTCTATCTGCAACCTCTTTTCCAGTTTTTAAGGCGTCACTTATGGGAGGATATTTTTTCTTCCATTCGTAAAGAGTTTTTCTATTTATTCCAATATTATCTGCTATTTGCTCATCTATCAGCCCGTCTTTTGCCCATCCTTCTATTTTTAATAATCCTTCATCACTTATCCAATCTTGATATATTCCTTTTCTACCCATTTATATCAGTCCTTTTTATATGTTTGAAAGAATACGTGTTTCTATTATTTGATATTGTTTTGTTCATTACGGTTAAATTTTTATTTATTGATGATACTCTTCCTTTTCTTTTTAATATCCAATTTTTGTCTTTAATCAAACCTTTTGCTAAAGATTTTAAAGAAGTTAAGATATAAATATTTTCATATAAATTTGCTATTTCATTTAAAAAATTTTTTCCTATTC